TGGCAAATGTTTTCCGTTGGGTTCCATAGGATCTATCATTTGTATATAGATAACTTCGTATACTGGATTTTCTGTAACAGGATCAACCGCAACAGCTTTCTTCAATGATCCAAATTGGAATCTTTTACGTTTGTGATTTAAACCAATAGCACTTACATACGCGGCCGCTTGTTCTGTTTGTATACCAGCATAAACTAACATAGTCAAACCTGTTTGTAATCCAAAATTTGAATCGTTTGGTCGATAAATGCTGCTAGGTGTAAAGATACTAGTATTGTTTATAAAGTCTTGCCATAGAATTCGTTGACTAGGAACCAACATAGGTTTAGTTACAATATTACTATAGTGTACTTTATTAACTTCATCTATGTGTAGTGTAAATATTCTTTCGGTAGCTCCATAGCCATATTGATCGGATGCGGTGATACCAAATGTAAACACACGTTCAAATGTAGTTGTACTATGATCAAAAGTAGTTGAAGTTGAAATATTATTTTGTTTATTATATCCAAGGTCAAATGTAGTAAGTCCTAATTCGCCTGTTGCAGCGTCATAATACTGGTTAGGTATTCCAATGATTTCACCATCTAAGTTTAAACTTAATCCATTTGGTAAACTACCACTTGTGATTGTATAGGAAACTACAGCATCTGGTACACTAGTTGAAGCATTTACAGACAATGTACATACATAGTCTGCTGGAATAGATCCAAGATTACTATTTGTATTCCAAGTAATTTCACTATTAACTAGTCCTAGAATAACAATAGTAAATGTTTTTTCAGCGGTAACTGATTCGTTGCCGTCTAATCTTGTAGCTTGTATAGTAAATGAATAAGTTTTAGTGACACTTGGTTGATAAGGAACCGTTCCATACACATCACCGGTGTTAGGATCAAACAACATTCCAGGAGGAAGTTTTGTAGAATCTACTATAGAAAACTCTACATTAGATGCATCGTACAATGCAATAGGTAATGTGATATAATTGTTAGCTCTAAAGGCACCTAAATAACTATTTGTAATCCACACAGGAGTACGAACATAGCTTGAACTAGCTAAGAAATCTCCTGCCATTCCATCTAGTATTGTACTGTCTGCATGGAATTCATCAGATCCTGCTACAAATATTCTAAAAATTCTTTGAGTAAGATTTACGCCGTCACTGAGTGTAACACGGAATTGATAGTTGGCACTTAGGCTAACAGGTTGATTAGATTCAACATTAAAGTCATAAAACACATCATCGTATTGATAACTGTCAAAACCATCAGTTGGAAGTTGTCCAAAATCAAACGCCACGCGATCGAACTGACTAGCATCGAATGTACCAGAACCGTCTGCTTTGGTGATTACTAATTGCGGTTGTATAAATCCTTCGATTACTCCAGTAGTACTTAGTGATAGTCCTGGCGGCAATGATCCGTCACCGTCTGCTATAAAGTAAGTTAATGGTTTACCTGTACTTGTATTAAAATCGTATGCTTCTATCTGATAAGACACATAGGTGCTATCTAATACATAGTATTGTCCGCCAAACCCAATAGGTAATTCTCCTTCTGGAGTAATAAATTCTGGTAGGTCTGTAGTGTAGACAAACATAGTAAATGTTCTGTCTGATATGCTGCTACCTTGTGTAGCACGAATACAAAATGTAAATTTAGTATTGTTAGTTGTTAAAAAAGGAGTTCCTAAAATCTTCCAAGAATTATTTTCATATCGTACAGCCAAGCCATCTGGTAATGTACCGCTTATGACACTATAAACAACGTTGGTTTGTTGATTTACAGGCAACGGTATAGTAACAGTTTTTGCTTGAACAAAACTGCCTAACGTATAACCTGATTGCTGTGTCCATGGATTAAATGACATAATATTAAACTATACGACCGAAGTCAATTTGATTTGTTGGTTGGGAGCCAGCAATACTTCCCATATCGATAACAAATCCTTCCTGATCGCGTATGCTAACACCGGTAGGATGCATGATGGACCCCATATCAACTGGTAATGCGTTACTAGCAATCATCGTTTGAATTAAGCCGCCAAACAATGCTATATCGTAACCAAATATTGTACTTTGTACATCTCCACCGTAAATACTATGACCGTTTTGATTTAAATTATGATTTAATAGTGGAGCAGGATCAGTCGCAAGATGTGTAACAGATTCTAGATCGATACTAGTTGTGTTGTCTACAATAGTTATTGTTGAGTTGTTGCTGGTTAAGGTTTTGAATTCTAAACTACTTCCGCTTTTCCCTGCGTACAAGGAAACGCCGTTCTCGGATGCATCAGTTGCACTATCGATTGGCGCACTAATAGATAAGGCAAGAAAGTTCTGATTTACTTTATCAAATGCTGTTTTTAAATCGTCACCTGTGCCATCGTTAGGGTAAGTTCCTGTATTAATATGTATTGGTGCTGTCATGATCTGCTCTCTTTAGTATATTTACCCGTTTTAAACATTGAATCTGTTGCGTAACGCTGTGTAGTTTTGTCTCATTATACCAATCTTTCAATTGAAATCATGTTGTTGTTGTAAGCGCCACCAATCATCACAGTAATGCGATAGGCCTTGGTGTAGCCATAATTTAGTATATAAGTTGCAGTATCACCTTCGCTGCCAAAACTCCATCCAAAACATGAATTGCTTGGGGTTGTTGTCATTGAAAAACTAGCAGAATTTCCACCAGTATTAGAACCACCATACATACCATAAGTACCACTTATATAACAAGTTGCTGTTCCAGATACTGTGGCCAAACTTAATCCACGATTACCACTAGTTGTTACTGTGGCTTTGATATTGTCCATTGTGACAAATGTACCAGCATTGACAAATCCGCTAGCATAAGACATACCCGGACCAGTTGGGCCTTGGATACCTTGTAATTCTTTAGCACTGATAACAGGTGCCGTTGTGCCTTCTCCCCAAGTAATAGTTGCACTCGATCTTGGCATCTTCCAGTAATATGTATATGTGCCCGCCGCGGGATTATCAATAAAAACTTGAGTTACACTTTGATTTTCGTTGGCTGAACTAGATTCAAAAAATTGTTGATTACCTAATGCTGATGCACCTCGATACCATTGCACAGTTCCCCAGAATGCCGCAGAAGTATTGTTTGCATCTCCTGAGCCTACTAATTCAACCGGACCGCCTGTTGTTGTAATTGTTAAACTTAAAATTGTGCCACCTGCAGAAACAGATGGCGGGCTTGCTGTGTTACCTAACACTTGAACATAATTCAACGCACTTAATGCGCCTATAGTTGGTTTGTTAGACAAATCATTATAACTACCACTTGTTGCCACAGTGGCTAGGTTTGGCGTGTTAGTTAGGTCAGTATAACTACCTGAAAACAAAGATGGTTTATTCAGTATCTGGCTAACACCACTACTGGCATTCCAATCACTGTTTACTTGTGCCGCTGGGATCGTAGGTTTGTTAGTTAGGTCAGTATAACTACCACTGAATGGAGCCGCTACACTGATAGTACCGTCCATTGTGACACTGATATTAGCACCAATCTTAACACCACCTAGGGCACTTGATGTGGCTGCTGGTAGTGTGTATGTAGTGCCACCGTATGTAGTACCATCACTGTTTTTAATAGCGCCGCCCACTGGTAATGTTAAACTACCATCATGAGAAAATGTCCAGAAAGTACCGTCGACGCCGTCATGTTGAAAATTTCCGTAGATTTCAACACGATCACTTTTAACATTGACAGCACCTGCGCCAAGTCCCTTGCCGTCTTCACCGTATAGATAAATTCGTATTGGATCTGAAGGTGTAGTATTATTGCCTCTAATGTTTAATCCGGTGGCCCATCCTGCCCCAATATGATCTGCCTGTTCAAATATCTGTGCGCCCGATGAAAATGTCAAGCCGCTTGGCAATGTTAGTGTACCATCTACATTTAAGGCTAAAGTAGAAGTACCATTTACTAATGTCGATGTTGATCCTAGCCATGCTGTATTTTGTACAGTACTGTTTGGAAATGTTAATGTTCCATCTGAACCAAATTGCCATACTGTTGTTAATCCATTATTACCAGCGTTTCCCCTGCCCTTTAATGCTATACTGAAATTAGCACTATAATTGTCATCGTCTACTGCTGACAATCTAGCACCCGGTAATCCATTACCTTGATCCACATAGGTATAGTAGTCAATAGCACTACCAGTTCCACCGTTACCTGCTGTGTTTATAAGATTTAACTGCGTTTTGCTTTGTCCTATCGGGCCTGTGTTGTTTAGATTCAAAGGAGCAGGAGTTACAAGACCTATAGAGTTGCTGCCACCATAGATTGCTCCAGGAGCTGTAAGAGAACCATCTGTGCCAAACTGCCAGAAATGTCCTTCAGTACCATAAGTACCAATACAAACTTTACCGTCAACAGCAATCTGTACAAACTGATTGTCATCGCCCAGGAACAAATCGGTGTCTGTGAGATCGCCTGAAGTTAAGTGTAGGTGATTGCCGTCTGGATTAGGAGCTGTGGGATATATTCTTAACAGTTGATTATTATGGCTGACGCCACCTGGTTTGATCTCAACAGCCTGGCCATTACCGCCTGCACCTGGGGCTAACGGTGTATCATTGATAGTGCTACCAAATGGTAATGTTAATATACCATCTGTGCCAAATGTCCACGCATGATCGTTGGAACTGATTTTGATAGCATTGTCTGAATAAATTGTGGGAGGACTTACAGGAGGCGCACTACACTCGACATTTGCGGTCCAACCAGCAGGGCCAGGATATTCTACATTATCTAATACGATAGTAAGAGTGTATCCAGCTATGCCGTGAGCGGTTTCAGTAAAGGTATAGGTATCACCAGTTTTATAACCTGGATTGTTTTGTATTGGGAATATCTGTGCCACTGAAGTAGATACTACACCATTAGCATCTTCAGTAAAAGTTACACTCAAAGTCCAAGCATCGCCGCCATATGGGCCGATGTCCGGTGCGCCGCCGTATATTGGTAATAGTACCGCAGAAAATGTTATTGGGAATATAGAAGATGGTAATGTTAGCCCACCGGTATTATTAAAGTGCCATTCATATTCTGCTGTGTTATAAAGTGTGTCAACAAAGAATCCATCAGCATTTACATAGGCAAAGGTATTCATATTGTGTGTAGCGATGCCAGTATAACTATCAGTGGCTGCTTTGATTACACTGGCCAATGGTACTGATACGCTACCGTCTGAATTAAGAGTTAAGGTAGCACTACCGTTGACCAAACTAGAACTACCGCCACCTGTAGCCGCGGCCCAAGCCGCACCACCATTGCTTTGACGTGTTAATACTTGTCCTGTTGAACCTATGCTACCATCTACACCTTTCAAGTAACCTTGTAGGTGTAGGCTTTCACCAGTCAAGTAGCCGTCCCAACCAAAAGTCCAAGTTTTAATAGGAACATTAACACTATCACCTGTAGAAATTTTTACAGGGTACCAACTGTTTATATCAAACTCTCCACTAGCACCTAAACCTGGAACATTATAATTAAGAGATCCTGGGACCGATGTACTGCCGTCGGATCCAAAAGTCCAATTATTATAGGTATAAGAAGCTGTAGGATTACTGTTCCCCAGGTTGTGTGCTGTGTCAGACGCCCAAGTAGTCGATGGATTATATAATCCGCCTGTGCCTACATAAATTGGATAAGGAAACACTGGATTTTTTAAACCCCACCCGTCATTGTCGAATGTTATATACGAATCTAATCCTGGGTTATAATTGGCAGGAACCCATTTTGGTGGAGTCGCTCCTTCTAATCTTGTATAGATAACATTGGCGGGACTCCAATCGGCTCCAGAAATAATTATAGTAAGAGGTGCGCCCTGTATAGATAAATTGTCGGCAACTATGTTTCCAGGTAATTCTAAATTACCATCTGCGCCAAATGTCCAAAAATTATTATTACTGTTTATTCTTATTGGGCTAGGACTTTGTATCAACGCTCCGAGACCATCTGATCCATTTGGAAGGTTTAAATATCCATCTGTACCTAAATTTACAGTATAACCATTGTTGATTAAACTTGTTACACTACTTGTAAATGGTGTAAAATATGGATTTCCGGGATAGCTTGGAGGATAACCAGTTCCATATGGGAAAGTTTGATTAGCATAGTATAACTTTTTATTGCTTGGATCAAAAACTATCTGCCCGATGGTATAGCCAATGTTCGTCCAGTCAATCGCACTACTGCTTGTAGGATTAGCCCAAGTTAAATTACCTACGCCATCGTTAGACAAGTATCCACTAGAGTTAGTTGGTAGTTGTGGAACACTAGGTTTATTTTTAATATAGTCCAACTGTGCGTTATCAGTTTGATTCCAATCACTTTGTATTGGAGTTATGATTGCAGGTTTGTTTTTAATATAATCTACATGTGTAGCATCAGTTTCATTCCAATCGCTTTGGTTAAGCAATGGTATACTGATAACACCGTTAGCATCTACAGCTATACCCGTACCAATTTGAACACCGCCCAGACGACTGTTAGTAGCTGGAGGTAGGATATAGTTAGTACCAGCGCCAAATAGACTAGCTTGGCTTTCCCATTTTTCTCCGTCCCATACATAGGCTATGTTATTACTGGCTGTGTACTGTTGTCCTATATAAGGATTTGATGGAAAGCTAATAACAGTCATTATGGGTTACTCCAAGAGTTATTGTTATCAAATGCAACTCTACGCCATATCGGATCATTATTTCCAGTAAACGGAGCAGTACAATAGTAGTAATAATTGTAATCTGCGGTCCACTCGCCTTGTATATCTCCTGCCGATCCTTGTGGTGTTTTAGGTACAGTGAGTTTATAATTTAATAATGGAGGACTAGATTCCACCCATGCATTGTTATAATAGATGTACAGTCTTCCGCCTAAATCATCAAACCATAAATCATTCAATGCTGGGTTTCCTGGAGGAGCAGCTGAAGTAGTGATGTTAGCATTACCAAATGTAGCTGTAGATAATTGATATCCAGTTCCATCAGATTTTACAATTAAAAATTTACCTGCATCTGATATAATAGGAGCGGGAACTACACTATTACCCAAACTGGCATATAGTTCTCCAAAGTTATTATTACATTTTGTAAATGCTAAACGTAATGGATCACCACTTTGATCATTTGCACTTGCACCTAAATTTATTAATTGCACAGCCATTATTCTCTCCCGGCTAATTGTTGTTCTAAACTAACAACTTTACTTTCTAATTCTTTAATAGATTCTATTAGTAAACCAACAATATTGCCATAGTCAACACTTAACATTCCGTCAGCATGTTCTAATACTACTTCTGGTATAACAGCTTGTACTTCTTGTGCAATAACGCCTAACCCTTTGCGTCCGTCTGCAATTCTATCAAAAGTAACACCGCGCAATGATTTGGTTTTTTCTAATGCACTGGTAATTGTTTCAACATTGGATTTTAATCTGCTGTCAGAGTAAGCTGTAATGTTACCTTGACAAGTTAAATTAGTTCCGTCGAATGTTAAATTAGTACTACCAGTGACCGCAGCACCAGTTACTGCATAATAGGCAACATAACTTGCCATACTACTTCCAACCGTGCCGCTTCCAACAGCTTGTGTTGTGGCCGCTGTTACGCGACCATAAACGTCAACAGACACACTATTGTATGTGCCAGCTGTAACACCAGTAGTTGGTAAGGAAACAGTAACAGCAGAACTACCGTCATAAGTTGTTTGACTAGTAGTACCATCGGATGTTAAGACACTTTTTAAACCGCTTCCAAAAGTAACTGCATTACCAACTACCGCTGTAATAGTAATATCAGCTGTACCGTCAAATTTAGTACCGTTAATTTTTGCACTAGGACTTAACTTAGTTGCTGTAGCAGCATTACCTGTTATGTCTCCAGTTAGCTTTTGATCTAATTTCCAATAACCGCTTAATGTTGCAGCTGGACTAGACAAAGTACCAGGTACAGCAGTTATTATTGATTGATTTGCTAACGAGTCACTTGGGATTTGTTGAAATGACATTTTAATGTTCCTTGAATATATTTACTCTTGCATTGTTTTAAAGTCCCAGATGTTTTTTGATATCTGAAATTTCTTTACGTAACTCTTTGATAGCTTCAACTACTAGTGGTGCAATACGCTCATATCTGATAGTTAGATACTTGTCATCGATTGGTGCAGGAGCAACAATTTCTGGCAATACTTTTTGTACTGACTGAGCACTTAGACCAACTTCTTTTTTAACTTCGTAACCTAATGCCTGTGCTGTTTCATTAGCTTCATAGTAGAAACCCTCTAAGCTACACAATTTGTCTAAGGCGTTTTCGATTCCACCTATACGTGTTTTTAGTCTGTCGTCAGAGTAGTAAGCTGTGATGTTATTACTTGCACGAATCTCACCAGTGGTAAAACTACTTGGATCAACGTTTACACCTAGTGCATTTACACGATATGCATTACTTGTATTCAATGCATTAGCTGTATCAGCTGTACTAGCTGTACCAGCTTTACCATCAATACTTGTAATACCAGTTAATGCAATAGATCCATTACCACGATTGTTAGCAATTTGTGTGCTACCAATGTAGAACGTATCTCCTGACATGGCTACAGTACCTGTGGTTGCTGGGAATGTAATTGTAGTAGTTCCTGCACTAGCTGTTGGCTGTAGTGTAATTGTTCCACTAGTTGAACCAGGCATTGCAATACTAGTAATACCAGTTAATCCTAAATTAGCACTTGTACGATTCAATGCAATACCAGTAGTACCTACATAAACTGTACTGTTTCCTAATGTTGTACTTGGTATAGTACCTGTTTTTAATGTACCAGCATCTAAACTACCACCTGATGAAAATGTAGATAGTGTGGTATTAACCCACGACTGACTTGCTACAGTCTGACGAACAGGAGTATTAGCATTGTCTGTATAATATAAGTAACCGCTGTTGTACTCAATCGTGCCTGAAATAGGACTTGAAATTAATGTACCGTCTGTAAACTTCAACGGAGCTTTACTTGCTGTACCTGCACCAAGTGTTATATTAACAGCACCAGCAGTTGATACGTCGCCAGTAAACTGTCCGCCAGTATATGGCATCTTGTTACCTTGTAAGGTAGCAATAGCTCCTTGTACATCGGTATTAGAAACTCCATTAATTGAACTAAACACTACGTTGTTGGCATTAACAACATAACTATAGTTTGCATCAATTTCAGCAAACAACACATCGCCAGACTGCAACCCAACACCTAATGTGAATGAAGTTGAGCTCACTTCTGAATAATCATTGTTTCCATCATCTTGACGAACACCGTTTAGATATACACGTAAATTTCCTTGTCCAGTAGCATAACTTGGAACATCAGTGAATGATGTTTGTCCAGCTGTAACACCGTTTATACCAACTTTCCAAGTTTTTCTAGTTGTTGTAATCCTAGTTCCAACATTAGTTTGAGAGATACTTGTTGGACTTGCCCAAAAGTAACTATCGCTACCGTTACTGGCCAAAAAGTAACCAGTAGCCGGTGTTGTTGGTAAACCGTTTAACAAGGCTTTAATACCTGCTTGAGCACCACTTGCACCAGTACCTCCTCTATCTGCACTTAATGTACCGCTGGTAATTAATCCTGCACTTAGAGTTGTGTTGGTTAATGCCTTGTTAGTAGCATCTAACAACAATGTAGTACCGTCTACAGCATATACGCTACCAGTCACATTGCTAACAACACGAGCATTAGTTCCGCTTAATGTTATAGTATTTGATGTACCAGTCAATGTTATATTACCAGTACTGGTTATACTACCAGTAGAACTATCTATATAGAAATGTTGTGTAGTACCGTCGGTAATCTTAAAGAACTTGGCGTTAGCTGTTGTGCTACCGATTAATGTAACACTATCGCTGAAAGTTGTAGCATTATTAAATGTCCACAATCCAGTGATTGAACCACTA